CTTATAAGGAGAATCTACAACATCAAGATAACTTCCTGGAATTACAGGAGATGTATCAGATGTAGTCCTAGATGGGTCGAAATAGTAAGAAATATTAGTAACAACATCACCATCAACTTTAAACTTAACAGATGGAGTAGGTACACCTTGACCAGTTACTCCAGGTGTTCCAATTCTTTCAATGCTGTTAAAGGAATATTCGAGTTTATAGAGACTATCTTTAGCAAAGGATAGGTTACCACCAACCAAAGATGAATGGCTGAGGTCAAAGATATATTGGTGTCCATAGAACATCTTCAGAGTTGGGGACTTCACAAAGATGCTAACATTACCAGGAGTTGTAGCAGGATCAGTTACTGCTGCCTGTGGCAGTTTGTAAGTGAATTCCTTAACACTAATAACATCTTTTACAAAGAATGCACCATCATATTCATCATAAACTACAGAGTTATATGTCTGTGATGGGTTACCATCAACATAAACCATTTCACCAGGTGTGAGATAATGACTTGTAGATGTAATTACATAAACTTGGTCACTATTAGCAACTGAAGAAACTTGAAGAATCTTAGTTAAATTTGCAACAAGAGTAATCTTAGTAACAGCAGTCAATCCAGTGATTTGAAGAGTGCTGTATGCAGCATTAAATGAAGTCTGGTTAGCAGGGACATCTACAACAGATCCAACAATATATGCTGACCCTCCTGCAACTTCATCGATTCTTACAGTATAGTCACTACCAGACCATGCTTTAAACTTAGCAAAACTATCAAGGTTTTGACTACCACCAGCATTATAAGTGCCGTCTAAATTATAATCGTCTAGGTCAATATCAAATGTACCAGGAGTTGTGTTATTAACTTCTGCAAATGTATATGCAGCAATTTCATTGGTATCATTTGGTATAGGACCACGAATACCATAAGTGGATTGCTCATCAAATCTTTCTGTAGAAAGTTGACCTGTATTGGTATCGTTAGTCCAAACATTATTATTAACAGCAACGTAAACCTTATTATTATCCTTATCAACACTGGTAATATAACCACTATTAATAAAGGTGTTGCCATTCTTGAGCATCAACTTAGCACCAACAGTAAAGTTGAATGCTTGGTTGATAGTTAATTCTTGTATATTATCAATCTTAGAAGTATCTGTTACCTTAAAGAAGTAACGGTCTTTAACCTTAGCAGTTGCATTAACCTTAGTAGAACCAGGAGAAGGAACTGTACCTGTCCTAGATGACCAAATATCTTGGACATAAGTCATTGATTCAGTTGCTTCAGTATATGCTACGTTAGCATCGTCAAAGTCTAGTGACTGGAATCCAGCATCACCTAATGATAGACCAACATTACCGATAGTCAAAGTTGACCCTGTAACAGGAGTAATAGCAGTCCTTGTTAGAGAAAGTTGTGTATTTGTAAATGCAGTTTTAACACCTAATCTTGCAGCATCAGCATTCTTATCAACTTTCAGTCCAACAGCATTAAAGTCAATGTAATCATACTTATTAAGATGATTAGTAAACCATGCATCATCTACCCAGTCAAATGTTAAACCATAACTTGCTACTGGAGGTAGAGTTGTAATATCAGAAGGAACTGTAGGAACAAGTGCCCTATTTCTCAATCTAATGTTATCAATATAGAATTGTCCTTGCTTACCAGCAGAGAAATCTGTTGCACCACTACCGAAACCAATCTGGTTACCAAAGTAGAGTGTCTTATTACCGAGTGAAGTATTTGATTGTGTGCCACTTAATACTTCAATACCATTAACATATGCTTTAAATGTATCACCATTCTTACTTACTCCAATTGTCTGCCAACTGTTATTAGCATACATTGTTGTCTGAGTAGACTCAATAGCACTACCAGCAGCAATTGTAGTAGAATTATTAGTTACAACGAAAGTTAACTTACCGTTAGAAGTATTATATCCTAACCATAGTCCACCAGTTGCATCTTGAGCACCACCAATACCTACAAGAGTTTGGAAACCTTGAGATAAAGTCTGTGATTCACTAGCATTCTTATAGATGAAGAATTCAAGAGTCCAGTTATCACCTAGTTTTGTACCTAATTGAGTATTAGTTACAGAAAGATATGAATTGACCCATGTAGAGTTAGATCCAGCAGGGTTATATCCATATATCTTCGCCATATTATCGGCGACTGTAACTGAGTTAGTAGTTTGTCCAATTCCAAGTGTATAATGACCTGTTATATCAGTTGTTTGGTTACTTGCAAAGTCGTATATAAATTCGTTTCTATTATGAGATGCCTGACCAAATACATGAAGGTCACCTGAATTATCAATATCAAGTGAATGTGCAGTCCATCCCTCAGTAGTATTTGCGGTAGCAGTATCAACACGGAATTCATTACTTGTATGATTTAACATCGTGCCATCATACTTAATCTTAGCAGTGTTAACTATCTTCTTACCATCTACCTGAGAGGCAGAATGAGTATAAGCAACGTTAACATCACCAAAGATATCAACTCTAGTCTTACCAACTACTTCAATATCTCTTGCTTCTGCAACATATCTCTTATTCCAAAGTACTGCACCAGCAGCATCAAACTTACAAATCCAGAAACTATCCTTAGTTACATCATCAGACTTAAGTCTACAAGTAGCAGTAACATAGAATTCGTTAAATTCATCAAAACATACACTAGCATTCTGGAAGGAATATAGAGTATTGCTTATTTCTTTAATCCATTCAATCGTAATTACATTAATACCTACAGTTGCTTTACCAAAGGATACGTTAATATCATTTGAAGCAGCAGATGTAGATGTCTCCATAGTAAAGTAAACTGAACCATCACTAGCAACTGTAATGTCAGTAATCTTCTCATTTCCAGCAGCAGTTGCTAATTTTCTCTTAACAACGAAAGAACCAGCAGTATCAGTAACTGCTAAGAATGCATCATAAGGATTAGCAGAGTTAGTATTAGTATAACCACCCATTATGAAACGAGTAGGATTGCTAGACAACTTAGTCAGAGCAGTTACATAATCTTCTCTAGTAGAACCTGAAATACCAGCATATGCCTTCTGAATTGCTAATCCAGCACTCAAACCATTTGATGCTTCAAGATACTTACATAGGATTACATCAGGGTTATATGCATCCAATACAGTAATATTTGGTCTATTAGTACCAGCAACCCAAATATCATTACCATCAACGTAAATCTTATTAAATTCTAGGTAAGTTGTGCCTGTGTTAGGAGCAGTAGATTCTAATGTCTTCTCCCATTCCTTAACACCAGTAGCAGACAGTTTTGCAACTATACCTACAGTATTACCAGAAGTATCCTTTGTCTTACCACAAACATATACTTCTTTAGTAGTATTGACGAAAATATCGTTAATCTTAACGAAATCGTTATTACTAATCAATGAAGCATAATAATCACACTTCTTGAATACCTGTGGGTGAGATAGAATAACACGAGGGTTACTTGTATATCCAGACCCTGAATTTAGAATCTTGAATGATTCAATAGATCCAACAGAAGAAACAACTGCTTCTATAGATCCACCAGTACCGCTATCACTATCAATAGTAACAGTAGGAGGAATGTCTGTGTTATATCCACTTCCGATTGTATTAACAATAACTTCTTCTATACCTTTGTATTGACGGACTACAAATGTCTTATTTGTATTGTCCATTGTAGGAGCATAGTCTACAAAGACTGTATCTCCAGCAACTAGGTTATGAGGATTAACTGAGGTTAAAATACCATAGTTAACTCCATCAAGGGTTTCATAAGTATATGACTCAACTGCTTCACCTTTAATTCTTGCAACACGAGCAGAAACACCACTACCATCAGTATCAGTGTTATCAAATATTAGACGGTCATTAACCTGATAAGATATACCTGGGTTTTCAACAGTAAATCCAGTTACAGATGCATCTTCAAACTTGGTAATAGTATCAACTTCAATATCAACCTTAGAATCAAATCTTACTTTAGGGAAGTAATCAAACAGTTGTAGAGGTGCTTCCTCAAACATCTGTTCTGGATCTGCGGTCTCATCAGCAGTAATAACACCATCTCTATTTTCGTCTTCTGGGTCAAATAGGAGTATATCACCTGCTTCAGTAGTTAAAGCGTTTGTAGAGGCATTTGGAGTCCTCTCAACGTCAATATCTACATTCTCGTATGGGTCTCTATAACGGACAACACCAGTAGGAATATTCTGTTGGACAGCATCATCTACTAGGTTCCATGTATCAACTACAGAGTTATAACTTGGTCCTAAAATATAAGGGAATTTTGGATTACCTGCTTCAGCAGCATCAATAGTAACGAAATAGCAGTATCTACCAGCAGAGAATTCAGGAGTCTTACAGAAACGTCCATTATACTGGTCTAAGTCACCACTACCAAATACATATTCGTAGTCTTCAACAAACTTACCAGCAGCTTCGTCTGTTAGTAAAGGACCATCAGTTCTTACAGGATATGGGTTTGAAACAGCATCATAGACTAGATTTGTCTTAAGACTATAAGATGTGTTTAATCTTTGTACCTGTGAAGTCTGATTAGTTGGGTCAGAGTAACCATAAGGTCCATAAATTGGGTTACCATCAAATGCCCACCCAATAATAGGTGAGTGTGTTAACTGGACATCCTGCTCAAGGATTGTACCAGATTCTGATTCATATAGATTATCACCTAAAATATATCTTAATTTCTGTGGGTTAGAGAGGTGAGCATATTCTCCACCATATTGTACGTTAAATCCTTCAAATACAGATCCTTTCGCAGTATCGAAGGTAGAAGTCTCTTGTAAATTATAAGTCCACTCAAATACGTTTGCTGTAAAGGTAGCATTAATACCAATAGAAGTGAGGTTAATTAATGTTGTACCTTGAATATATCCAATACCTTTGTTGGTAATAGTGATACCAGTAACTTTACCAGCATTCTCACCGTCAACATCGATAGTTGCTTTTGCTACAGCACCAAATCCTTGACCCTGTATGCTAACTTCAGGAGCAGTAGTGTATCCGCTACCAGCAGAAATAATAGCAATCGATATAATTCTACCATTGTTAACAATTGCCTGAGCAACAGCACCACTACCAGATGATAGTTTTACATTTGGTTTTGAAGTATAAGATGCACCACCATTGGTGATATTAACAGTCTTAATTGGACCTCTGACAGATGCAGTAGCAGTTGCCCCAGATCCACCTCCACCGACTATAGTTATCTCAGGTTGAGAAGTATATCCACTTCCTCCAGCATTTATTAGTACTCTTGAAACGACTCCTTTCGTTATAATCGCAGTTGCAGCAGCACCTGAGCCACCTCCACCAACGATAGAAACAAGAGGTGAAGAAGTGTAACCACTACCACCTGCTGTTACATCAATAGAAGAAATTGCACCGTCAACTGTTACAGTTGCAGTTGCTCCAGATCCACCACCCCCAGTAAGGGTCATTGCAGGAGGAGAAGCAGCATCGTAACCTTCACCAGCAGCAGAAATGCTAATAGAGGTTACAGCACCAAAGGTTTTAGTTTGTTTAGACTTATAAGACCAAATTGATACACCATTAACCCATGTTCCAATTGGACCAGGGACAATAGCAGTCTTAGTTGAAATAGTAGTAGGAAGTAAGGCAAACCTGTTCAATTTACGTTGGTTGCCTGGTAATAAAGCAGATCCAGGGAATGGACCAATTTCATAGTTTGGAATACCAGTAGATGCAACATAAACGTAACTGGTATTGAAAAATGTATTCTGAACGTTAGTAGTGTAAGGTCCAATAGCATTACTAATTGCAGTATTAACTGACTTACCTTTGTTAAGGTCAACTGAAATTAGAATATTACCCTGTGGCACAACTTGTGCTGGTTGAGGTAATTGATATTGGAATACAGTCGTGGAATCCCTTGATGTTACTAGGAAACTTCCGTTATAAAGAATTGGGTTTGCACCATAAATTGTAACTTGGTCTCCAACCAATAAACCATGAGGGTTAGCACAAGTAACTGTAGCAGACTGATTATTAACACCACCATAAGCAATGCTAGTTACATTAATGAGTTTCTTAACGTTATACAACCAAGTTGTTAGTTGAGGTTGTGTAGATGTGCCTCCTAACTTAGAAACAGTTAATTTATCTCCTGGTAGGTAGTAAGAACCTGTATCAGTTAATGTAGTTTGGTTAGCATCAACGATACCAACCACATTCATCACAACTTCTTGTAATGTGCCTTTATTGAGGTAAACTACGAAATTAGACTTAACTACTGTAGCAGAGTCCCAAATTTGTGCATTTGATGCTCTAGTACACTCAATAAACTGGTTTAATGACTTTTCTTTATATCTAACCGTCTCTTTGTCACCAATGACTATTTCACCGTTCCTTTCTGGCCAACCGATGGTGGAGTCAACCGTAATAATGTCACTGGTGGCTGTGAGAGGCTCAGCGAGTTTTGTTTTGTAAGGTACAATAAATGTGCCTTGAATAGTTTCTTCTGATAGGACTAATTCAAATATCTCTAGGTCAGAAGTCTTAATTGAAATATAGTTTTCAACCAATGCAGATGCTGCTTTAATATTAGGGTCAGCAATATCAGCAACCTGTTGAATTAAAGCATCTTGAATGTTGCGAGGGTCACCTGAAACCAGTGTAGCACGCAAAATTGTGTTAATAGACCAAGTAGCAGCAGATGGCTTAGTAATTTGGTCTTTTGGATATGAAATACTTACACTTTCACCATATAGTAACTTAAAGAGATAAGCAATACTAAATGATGTGCCTTTTGTTGAATAGAAGGTCTTAATGTGCTTAATAGCACTTCTTACATCAATACTATCATAATCTAACTGAGGAACATCAGGAAGGAATTGCTCTGTGTACTTATCAAGCAATCTCTTAACAAATAGTGCATCAAGACACTTAACTTCAGAATCAACAGCATGTGCAGCAGCAGAAGTGTCTCCAGAGAATACTGCGTTACCTTCTTCAGTATATTCCTTAATACCACTAGCAGCTCTAGCACAACCAGTTAGTTTACATTTGGTGTAATTGGCACCAGCATTGATAACTTGGAAACCAGTTACTTCACCCAAACCAATATCTACAGATGCAGAAGCATGTGGAGGTGGTTGAATAAAGACTTTTGGAGGATTAGCAGCACTATAACCACTACCAAAGGCAGTTATGTTAATATCAGTAATAGCACCGTTAAAAATGGATGCAGCAGCAGTTGCTCCTGATCCTGGATTTGTAGTCCTTTCATCAACGATATAAACAGATGGAATATCCTCATATCCACTGCCACCAGCTAATAATTCGATGTCAGTGATTCTTCCATCACCATCAACCTTAGTTTCTAGTATTTGAGCACCAACTGGGTCAATAACTGCAACCCTTGGTGTTGTTTCATAACCTTGACCAGCATTCAATACAGTTATACTTGCAAGTTCTCCAGTAGGAGTTAATACAGTCTGGAATGATGCTTTAATACCATTTAACCCAGTAGGCTCATCAACATAGATTGCTGGAGGTGTAGTATATCCAAATCCATTCTTAGTAATAGGAGGAGCAGCAGCAAAACTACCAGCAGTGATAGTTGGGGTGCCTAATTCAGCTCCACCAGGTTGCACAAAGGTTAATCTTGGTGTAAAGGTGTATCCTGACCCACTACTGGTGACAGTAAGAGCAGTAACAGCACCATCTACAACTGTTGCATTAACAGTAGCAGCAGTTGAACCTTCTTTGGTTGGAGTTTGAATTTGGACGACTGGAGGGTTGGATGTAGAATATCCAGCACCACCTGTTAGTAGTGATACAGATTTAACACCATTAATTAATGGTTTTACAGAAGCATCTCTACCAGTCGTTGATTTGACTGAAATCTTAGGTGGAAACTCAAATCTATAATTTTTACCAGTATTATTAACTTCAACTGAACTTAGTGCTCCTAATGCATCAACACGAGAGAATCCAACAGCACCAGTACCAAAAGAAGGAATTGGTGCTTCAATTGAGAATACATCTAGTCTTCTACCTGCAATAGGAGTAAATCCTAGGGTAATATATGTCTCGTCAAACGTAAAATCAACTTTTGGTGTTAAAAGTCTGTTATCATAAATCGCAATACAATATTCGTCTACAATCGGTGCATAAGGTAAATTTGCAACCGTCATTTGGAAAGTTTTCTTACCATCTCCAAATGAACCTGAAATATTATCTAATGCTACAATACTATTCTCAATAAAACCATTGAGATATGTGATATTAGTTGCTGTTGTATCATCTGATGCAAGTCTAGTCCTTGGTGCAACACTGAATACAATACTTGTGCCATCTATAGTATAATCAACGCCTGGTACCTGTATTTCACCATATACCTTTACTATTAGGTGTTGAGCACTTGGAGGTGCTACAGGAGCGTCCTGAGAGGTTAATGAAAACCTTTGTGTGTTACCATCAAACTGATTAATAATATTAGCAAGAGTAATCCACTTAAGTTTTACCTGCTCATATGAAATACCTGGTGAAAGTGCAATACTTGGAGAAGCAACTGCTTTTTCATAGAAGATGATCTCATCTCCTATCATCACACTACCATTATCAGTTAAAAATTTATCTACGTTCTCAACAACAATCTCTGTATCATCTATTTTTGAAGCTTCAACAATCTTTGTAGCACCACCTAATATCCCAACATCTAGTTTATCAATATCGAGATAATTTAGAAAATTATTAAGTATATTTTGTCCAAACCCTGTCTTCTCTTGTGACTTATAATAATACTCCAGAAACTTGTCAAACAGGGGATACCCGTCCGAAATGAACTGAGGGGTCTGTCTTGCTATCGCTTGCGATACCTTACTACTTGTCGTCATTATACCTTAGAAACAAGATTGTGTTGTAGTGCTACCAACGTTAGTAACAGATATAGGTTCGAGTGTAGTTGGTGTGCTCGAAGTCTCAAAAATGGTTGGCGTAAGACTATTTAGTGGGATACTGGTAGGTGGAGTAGTACCAATCGCACCAATGTCAATCGTTGGGTTTATTACACCGATAATAGTATCTGGACTTGGAGTAGGTATTTGAGATGCGTTTGCAGGAATAATCTGTACAGGAATGTTTAAATCTCCTAATGCAGCAAGGTTTGCAGCAGAAGAATCTACTGTGCCACCTTCAAATACACCGTCTGCATCAGTATCAACTGCTGTACCTGCTAATACTCCCAAATTATTACCTGCTGCACCTGTTACATTTGCAGGACCAAAACAGATATCACCAGTTGTATAGTTAACTGTACCAGCAGAAGAATTAGTAATAACTTTTCTATTACCACTGTTGTAATAAGTTCTTAAGTTTCCAAACCCATCATCCTCGAAATACTGGTCTACAGTAGGACGATCAGCGAGTCTAAACCTACCAGAAACGATTACAGGCTCTTTGACACAACCATCTGCATTAGAAGTCTTACCTGGAGCACTATCGTAGATAGGAGCACCAGTTGATATACAGTATGTGTTTGTTTCTGCTGGTTTTGGATTAATATATTTTAGTAGTGAGACTTGAGTCGAAACATCAGAAATACACTTATCTGCAAGTGTTATTGCCTTCTGGAATTTCGCAAGACTGAATGAAGAATTGAAGTTGTTAACTTTAGAAGCAACTGCCCACTCATTAATAGCATTTTGAGCATTTGATTCGATAGCAGAGACGCTTCTAGCAGAGCAAGCAGGGTCATAAGTGATAAACACTTTAGGATAGACGTAAATGCTCTCAGCATCGGTTACAACGGGTTCAATCGATGCCATAGCGTATGCTCTCAACTGTTTAGAGAGGTTTATCTTTGTTGCATCGTTTAATTTAGATCCTGTCTTAGTTTTGACTGCGATGTAGACTTTTCCATATACAGGAGGATATAATTCATCTCCACCATAAGCGACAACGCTTGCCACGTTATCATATATCTTTTGCATGATAACTTCGTAATCCTTTGAAGTAACTGCACGATATTGGGCAGAATAGTATCTTGGAGCATTATATTTGATGGATTCAACGCTTTCTTCATCAGAACCTCCGTAGGATGTATTCTTAACTATTACGTCTACATCAGATGCAGAATAGTTAACACCATTACTATCAGAGATTAAACCGATAAATGCAAAGCTTGTTACATCATTTGCACCTTTTCCAGCAGTTACAAGGTATTCAAGGTCAATAACCTCACCATCAGTTAATTTTCTACCAATTACATCATCACCAAAAGTCAATTCATATCTCATATCCTCTGTTTCGGATAAGAAATAAACCCTGTCAGTTGCTGTTACATTAGTAACATTTTCTACTTTATTATAAACGTCTGAGCTAGTGCTACTTTCGTTTGCTCTAACACTAACTTTTAGAGTGGCAATATCTGCATCAGATGTTGGTACCACATAATTCTGTTTAGCAAATGTGTTAACAAGATACGAGAAGTTGATAACGCTACCTTCTTGTATCAATACACATTTTAATGTTGCAATTCCTGTTGTTTGATCAACCTCAGCAGTGAATGGCTCTAGTCTATTCCAAGTGTAATTACCACCAGTAGCAACGGATCCCTTCGCTAAAGTGACTGAAGCAGGCCAAGCACCAGCAGTTTGATTAGTTTGTATCGCTAATTCCAAATACGCCTTAGAAGCAGTAACAGAATTAGGTGTATAGTTTAAAAGCTTCGCAATATTGACAATATTATCTCTTACAGTAGATGATGCTATAAATGCCTCATTCATTGACATATTTGCCATGAATGCACTATAATAAGTGTTATAAGCAAGAGTATCAATTAAATACGACAGACCTGACCCTTCAAAGTCATAATCTGAAAATTCACTACGAGTTCGCAGATATGCCTTGATAGAAGACTTAATATCTGTAAAATCTAATGCTGTTAAATTATTCGGTTGCATTATGGTCTCTGTAAGACGAAGGTGATATTCTCAATTACTGGAAGACCAACTATTTGGTATTCTAGGTCAACGGTTATAGCGTTGTCATCATAATCAGGTACGCACTCTAGGCTAGTAATCTTTATACGTGGCTCGTGTTGCTGTAATGTATTTAGTATCTCACTATGGATCGAGTCAATTAAAAATGGGTCTAACGGCTCAAATAGCATTTGAGATACATTAGAACCAAAATTAGGTTGAAATGGTTTTTCTCCAGGAGTTGTTAATATAATATTTTTGACCGCTTGTTTTATTGCTTGGTCATTTTTAGTAGGTTGTACGTCTTTCGTAAATGGGTTCTTGGTAAAACCGACGGGAATGTCCTTAAACGCTCTCGACTTATTAAATTCCTTACCTGTTATCGGTTTTAATGCCATTAGACTTCATAGAAAGTATATCTCAAGAATAGTTCCTCCATAGGACCTATAGACCTAATGGTCTTAACATAATATTTGTTTCCGACTTGATACTTAACACAATTAGGGTTTATGCTATGATTTAGAAATCCACCTAGGGGTGTTCTGTATATTTCGCCGTTTTCAAGGTAATGTGACATACCAAGCTCTTTGCCTTCGGTTAATTCATATCGTGTGAATATACCTTGTCCTGCTACTGGACTATTTTGCACAAAAAGTCCTTCAGGAAGTGCTCTGTAGGTCACTATTCATAATGTAACTAATTATTATTTATCAGAGAAACGGACACCTTTGCATCCCTCTTTAGAACAGTAGTATCTTCCTTCACCTTGATTAGGTGTCAAATAGTCAACACCTTCTGCCCATTCATCCATTGCTTCTCTCACAATAGACTTTATTTCATTACGAATATACTCTTTCTGCTTTTCTCTACGCTCTTTAATCTTTTTGAAGTTAAACATTAGTTTCCCCGTAAAAAACCTAATAACACTTTCCAGAATCCTTTAGTAGCAGATCCTTGAATTTCATCAAATAGGTACATATTTAACCTAAATGCATAATTTGCCTCTGTAATTAGTGCATTTGTTTGAGATTCATCTAAACCAAGATTATCTAAAACGTTCCTATAGTTATTCTTAAACTCTTTAGCATCAGGTATCTTACTAAAATCGTAAAACCATAATCCTTCACCTTTAGGTGGATTAAGTGCTTTTTGAGCAATATTGCATAAAATCTGTCCTCCAGACAAATCACCGATATATCTCGTGTAATGATGTCCTATTAATAGGTAAGGTTCATCATTAGCAACTTGATTAATTCTATAACAATATGTGTTACATGCCTCAGTAGGTATCTGTAATGCTCTCCAATTAGGACCATAGAAGTATCTAAGGTCTCTTTCTAAGTTATTAACACGCTCTAACTCACCTTGGAATCCACTTATTATTTTCACCCAAGGATCCTCGGATTTCCTAATTTGCTCCTCCATCGTCTGATAGACGTAATAGAAATTAGTCAATAATTGACGATATTGCTCAGGGTCTAACACCCCTTTAAGGAATCCAGAAACAAATTTAGTGTTTTCTGCTGCTGAATGGGACTTTTTAGTCCCTTCCTTCAATGCTAGTGCTAATCCCATTATTCTGTCTCCGCAGTTTCAAATTCTTCAATTTGGTCAACATACACCTCATTTCCAGCAATGCGGTATTTGTGACCTCTTTCATCCTCACCAAGATATTCAAGACTATTCTCACCAGAGAAAGTATGCTCTCTTAGAACAGCTTGAAGTCTATAGTGAAGCAAATCAACATGTGATATCATCTACCCTGTCCTCTATAACGCTTCTTTGCGTTATTGCGGGAAGTAGCAGACAACTTAGTGTGCATACTTGAGCCTTGTCTAGTCTTTTTAGGGTTTGGTTGCACATAGTTAGTGGTAATCCATGCACCACCTTTTGCTTTTGCCATAGTTAGTCACCTACGAATACATTATTAGAAGCACCTGCAATGGTAGAATAACACTCACCTTCAATACCTCCGTTTAGAGGATCACCGAATCTATTTGCCAATTTTCCCATTATATACACTGTTTTAGTGGTTGCGTGGGAAACTCGCTTATGTTTACCGCCATCACGGACATCTTCAGAGGTAAGGTACTTACCATTACAGATATCTGGTGGAGGTGGACTCTTACATCCTCCATGAGCGTGCTTGTTGGTAGTAGAGCAAGGATGGTTAGTTAAAACGTCCTTATCGATAATCGGACATATGTTGTTTATCAACACAGTCGGATTCTTCGGTGTTTTAGGTCTCTGTGCTAAGGGATTCCATTTAAGGACGCTATTCTTAGACGACAGAGGTTTCGGACTCGCTTGAGGGCAATTCATAGGACATCCATACGTGGCATGTACATGTCCTGTAACTGCTCTTCCGTGTCCTGAGCATTTACCTTTGTAGTAAGCTGCTTTCTGTGCTCCCATTATACTCCTTTTAATCTAAATGTCAAATGGATTGCCGTATGCCTCGACACACTTACTCATATTTAGGGTTGAAGCAGTCAAGTCATTCAATATTTGTAGTTGACCATATGCAGTCCAGTCTTGAGCACCAGGACCACGTATGCCAGACATACTATAAGATGTGGTAGTTGTGCCACCATTTGCGTTATTCGTTGTTCCACCTGCTCCTGGAGTGGGTGGAGGACATGCATTTGAACCAGTACAACCACTTTCCTCAACCTTACAACCTATGGTTACCTTAATCAACATGTCCGTAGTGCTAGATGCACGATACTGACGCATGTGGTATTTGGTTAATTTGGATGCGTGCGGTAAATCTGCAAACCTACGTTGCACTGTGCTAACCAATGTTCCTGCATAATTGAGGTATTCTGGGACACTTTCCTGTGCTAATGCCTTACATTGCTGTTCAATACTCGCTAATCGTGTCTCTTCCGCTTCTTTTGTCTTCTTTTTCCAGTTAGCCATCTCTTTTTTATAGTCTTCACCAACTACAGATTCATCAGTAATCGCATCTTTTACATCATTTACACCTTCAATACCGTATTTTGTGACAATTTCCCTGTATCTGTCTACCTTATCCTTAGAATAACGTCTTTGAGCTAGCATATAGATGTCATTTTTCGCTAAATCCATCAAAGATTCGGAATTTGGTTGTGGTGCAGTGGTAGATTTGCTCTCATATGACCTTTGACGCATCTCATCAACCTGTTTATCCTCAGCACGATCTAGTGCGTTAATCATTTCAGGGAAACCACGACTTGCACGTAACTTCTCATAGAAACTTTCTATGCCAGTTTCTGATGCATCTATGCCATCTGTAATCTTTAACGTGTCTATTCTGTGCACATTCTGTACAACTGCCCTAGGCTCGTCTGTAGCAACCGAATATCCACTTCCTGCATTCTTTACTGTTATGTTAGTAACGACTCCATCTGCCCATTTACCGACTGCTGTAGCACCACTTCCACCTCCTCCACTGAATGTAACAGTAGCATCAGCAGAATATCCACTACCGTGGTTAGTAATTCTGACACGATTAACGTAACCACCTTGTCCACTTACCTGTGGAGTGACTTCCGCTACTGCTGTTGCATTACCAGAAACAGTTACGGTAGGTGCAGAAGTGTATCCTATACCTGGATTTGTGACATCAATGTAAGAAATTGCTCCATTTGTTACCGTAGGCTCTAATTCTGCCTCTTTTCCTATGCTCGCCATAGGTGTAGTGCAGTTAAGTTCAGGTGGTGCACCTAGTAAATGCCATCCTGCTCCACCCGAATATACATTAAATCCAGTAATGGTGCCATTAGTGATAATTCCTTCCGCAATTGGCTGTTTTAAGGTATTATATACGTCTGGAGACCCTCCATCTATGCTTTCTGTGGTATATTGGACGCTTTTATCGTAAAATTCGTATAATCCCATCAAACATGAGTGTGTTTTGACCCCTTTTCCAGCAAAAACAGTGATTTGGTGTGCCCTATTGCTCGTATATTGCGTATTATAGGCAAAATCGTTGCCATTTCCGTCCAAATAGACCAAATGACGCTGAAAATTGTCAAATTCGGTGTGAAAAACCTTAGTTATGGTATGTCCGTTAATAGTATCACCCTCACGCATGGCATCAAACCCTGCTTGCGGTGCTGTTCCTTCTATAGGACCAACTGCTGATACTTTTAAGTCTATAGTTAATACAGAAGTAGTAAGGTCATCATGTGTATGAGTATAGTTTAATGTATAGGTATCATTGACTGCATAATTCTGTCCAGGATCCATTAATTCTAAAAATGTCCATTTAGTACCAGTGAATACACTGTTATCATAGTCATAGACAGCTTCTAGTCTTACTTTAACTCTCAGTCCTTGTTTTATACCACTTTCTAGTGCTGCACCTTCAAATATTATAATAGTATTCAGATCATCATCTCCTGTCTTCCAAGGATTCTGAGAAGTTACTACAGGAAGTCCTGAATAGGTCGATGCATCCCATACGTCTACATCTATACTATCAGGAGTGTAAACAAAGTTAACATCAGTAACGCCATTAGGCAAGACTGTGGAAAAGGCATCATACTTGAATACAATTTTATTAGAAAGGGTGCCAATACCAAATACAGTAGGGTAAGGACAATCGGGGTCACCAGTTTCGTCTCCTTCGGGGTTTTCGTATCTACAAATCGCTTCTTTGGGTGTAGCACTGAATCCTGTGCAAGGATGACACTGAGAAGTTGTTACAGTCTCATCTGCATCACCATTAGTTGCACCAGAGGATGCTGCTGTTTGAGTTTCAATGTAAAAACAAGGATATCCTATATTACCACCATTGGTACCCATGTCAAATAGGTAACAAAACCATGTGTCCGAATTCATTGCTTGAAATGATAGTCGTGACGGCACGTGGTCATAGATAACAGTCCTTGGTGGACTACAAGCTATATCTCTGGTTATTCTTCCACAATAAGAACTAGCACTACCTGAGAAACCACCTCCTGCTGGAGTAGCAACTATTGTAGAACCATACATTACAGCATCTATTGCCCAACCTGGTACATTAACACCAGCATTAAAATCTGATGGATATGCTCTTAATGTAAAGTCTGCTTTCGTTGCTGTTTCAGGTACATAAGCATGGTTATGCAAACCACTGCCTATAACATCACCAGCAGTTTGTCTACACAAGTCATTAGAGTCATTATGACAACCTAAAACACCCATTATTGCTTTTGTTTATCTTCAATACTATTTAACCGTTGATATATCAAATCGAGGTTTTCCTTGTAATTCAAATACTTCTCGTCGGCGTGGGGACGGTAGAGTATAAGGTTTGTAAAAGTCTGTGGTAACGCTTGTACATACTCTTCTATAGACGTTAATCTTTGACCTATCGTCTCTAAACACTTATTAACTACCTCGTGTGCAATCTCGTTATCCTTAAACCTAGGATCATCTTCGAGTTGCCGTTTAATTTCTTTTTCAATGTCCAGATGTATCTCTGAAGCTGTCAACGCGGTTGAAACGTGGTTTCGCGGGTCTGACATTTCTGTTTCTTCCATAGTACCTACTTCTTCATTCCAAGGGATTAAAAACCAAGTCATTCATCAGTGACCTTTTTGAGAGTGAATGATAGATTTACTTCATCTATCTCGTATTCTAACTCATCTCCGACAGCCCATCCAAGGTCTTCACATATATTATCATCGATATAAAGTAGACTATCGCCGTATTCATCCTCGTTGATAGTGATTGTGAATCTCTTGGACATATGCCATCTCCTTATAGTTTATTCAGTTGTGAGTATGTATCTCGTTTGTGAGTCTTCTTCCATTTATTCCATTCAGCAATGACTACTTCTCTATCAGTGCATTTCTTTGCATCTGCTAACCAACTTGCACAATCGTAGATTCGTGGGTCGAGCATTCCTTCGTGCCTCAGCATTACTTCAAGTGCCCACACTCTGTCATCCTGTGAGTCTTGTCTGAAATTCATAATCGTCTCTGGGGGAATTTTATACTGGAAAAAAATTTTTGATTTCCATAGAAAAAGATACCCATTGAGTATATAGACCTCTTTCGGGTACCTTTGTAGGTTAGGGTAGTTTACTTTTTTAATATAGCGGCCCCCGAAGGGGCAACATCCAAGGCCACCACTGCGATTTGGGTGCCATTTCTTTATTGTTTCACTTTAAACATTTTCTAAGTAGTCATCACTTTTACCTTGAATGTGTATGCACTAAGTATAACATAGTGAGAGAATTGTGTCAAGTAGTTGTTAAGAACTGTTTGGGGAATTGTTATCAACTACTTCCCAAAACCATCCGATACTTTTTATATAATCAAAGCAGGAATGTCTGGGCAATTGTTGATATCTTTCTCCCCTACAGTTTCTAACACTATCCATGTGCAATTCCATCTCACTAATTGAACTAAACTCCCCTTGAAGTTCCTGTGAATTGTTATAAACTTTGTAGAGCATGATTGTGAGAGGTTCTTGTTAACCCTGACAGTGTTATTGTAGCAGGTTTGTGATAATTTGTCAAGAATGTGTGAGTTTATTGTTAATACTTGACAGTCGGTAGATTACGTGCTAAGGGTGTTACATAGGGAGACAATTAATCGAGATAATTAACACAAATACATTTAAAATAACATTTAATTGTTTTCCACAATTATGCGTAATCCTGTGGAAAAGTGTTAATTAGTTGTTGAAATCGTCCTTTGAATTGTTTACATTTAGTTGATGTAATCGTTTCTTTCTAATGTTATCATAGATGATAATTGTAATCTCCTTAAGTGTTATCCAGACATAGTGAATTTGTTTAAGGTTTGAGATACTTCCATTCTTGTAATTCTTCGTCATAGTACTTACATTGTGGAAAACTGTTTGTATAACATAGCACGTTAACTTCATTGTATTTGTTCATACTATGCTCTGCTAATTCTTTTGATTTTAACCATCTATTAGTCGTTACAGTTATGTATTCATTAGAGATGAAATTAACCTCTCCTTGTTCTCCATCAGGGAGCATAATCTTTAGACCCTTTTTTAACACTTTTGGGAGCATAATTGTGTGGTAGTTAGTGTTATATAGTGAAAAAAATCCGTGCCGTCCACATACTAATAGTTGTGTAAAGTACGGTAAGGTTTGTAACAATATTTCTGGTCATATTGCTGTTGAGTTTGTATTACTTTAGATGGGGTAGATTTGATGTGGTTTGTGTTACTTTTTGGTTGGATGATTTGCATAGAATTGTGTTAAGAAGTAGTAACGGATTGTAGGGGTGGGGTTAACAAGTTGTTCGTAAACATCTTGTGGTAATTCGTGATACTTAGAAGAGTTAATCTTCCTGGAATTGTTCTTCATCTTCTGGGGGAAATTGCTTGAGTTTAACATCACTTAGTGCTGAAATCATCGTCCATACTTTCTCACCTGAAAGTTGAAATTCTCGGCATAAGTATTCAACAGAGTCCTCAATCGTGTTGAGAACTTCTATTGCTTCTGCCTGTAATTGTGCGTCTTCGTTATTCATTAGTAGAAAAAGTTTGTTGGACTAAATGATCTTTAAAAAGGGTTAATTGCACCAAGGGGGGAAAGTTAGGGTCGATATTGTGAATTTCGATGTTACTAACTTCGTGATATCTTCCTGTAATATCATCATAAATTGTGACGTTAGTTTGCAATTCATCTTTACTTAGTGAGCGAAGTTTACAGAGAAGTTCTTCATAAGTCATGGAAATATGCCTTTAGTTAATACTATTTACTGGCATAAATCTTCAAACCTTTGTTTAGCAATAGTCTCGCATTGTTCCTCATCAAATTGAGGATATTCTTCTAAAACTTCTTCATATAAAGTTTCAAGAATTGACTCGTGATGTAATACTGACATGATTAATAACTCCTGTGAGGGTGAACAACTGTGCTGATACTATCTAATACATTAGAGGTTAAAATGCGTGCATTAGTTCTCAAGTTAAATGCGTTAGTTAGTAATACAAATAAAAGGAAAAATGTGCCTAGATGTTTCATAATTAAAAAGATAATTGTGGGTTAGTTTCTAATATTATGTCTCTGCATCTTTCTCTGTCTAAACTATCACCACCACCCCAAGAATAGTGGACATATTCTAGATCTCCCTTTTCAATTCTTTCAATGTAAATATTAAATGCTTGGACAATATCCAACTTAGTTAAACCTTTAATTGGATAAAGATCGCTGTCTGGTGAATAGAAAGACCAAACATAATTTACAAATTCTGTTAAGTTAGTCATGATAATTAGGTGGCGAAAGTACAAAGAAATAGAGAGGGGTGACCCTCTCTATTCGGCATCATTGACCTTATCCCATAGGGTGTCAAACTCGTCTGACTCTGTGAAAGGGAATTCAAGACTGGCAACTGTGGAAAACATCTCTTGAAGTGTTGCGAATTCTTCAGAGGAAAGATTTTGAATGGAAATTGTTTTCATACCTTTATTATAGTGAGTGATGGGGTGGAATGGGAGAAATGTGTGACAGTTTTCTTACTGTCCATTTCTGTATTCACCCATTAGGCACTTGCCGTAATATACAGCAGCATATCCATATTCTTCGGATAAGTCGAGGCATAGACCCCAACACTCGTCTAAAGTCCTTTTGACACTATTCTCAAAAGGTGCGGATGGGCAAACTACTGTGTAAGGTAGTGATGGATTGAAAGCGATTGAATTATTCATACTATAAGTATGACACACTTTGGGGCAAAAATCAAGCGACCTTGTGACACTTTGTAGGATGGCACATCAATTCTCTTCTACTTCTCTGATAGAATTGACATCCCATTCTGATACATACTCATCTAATACTTCAAATGAGTTTATATCTTTTCTTGCTAATTCGATTGCTTGTTCTTCACTTTGTGCATCAACTTCGATAGTAAAATAGTTAATTTCTGCACACTCAATTAGATATGATTTCATTATACTAACTCCCTATCTAATTTGTGGACTCTTTGTATTACTAACTCACGATGGATTGCAAATAGTTTGGTGAAGTTAACACCCTCAAAATCAGTCCATTCTGATACATAACCCCAGTTATGTAAGTCAGGTGTGTTGTTAGTAAATGTGGGACAATAACAAAACTCGTTATCATCATCTAACCAGAATGTCATGCCGAATGTGTCAGAATTAAACATAATAATTAATACTCCTCCTGTGCAATAAATGGGATAATGTTATCAACTTGAACTTTATATCCTACTACCTTAGCATTAAAATGCTCGTCTAATTCATCATCATAATATGATAGATTAGAGTTTAAATATGCTTGGATTTCTTCACATAAATGTAAAGGATTTGGTTCGTCTCCATCCTCACAAACTATGCGAAATGAGTAGTTGTAAGTTTTCATTTAGTCCTCTGAATCCATGTAAGCAAATAATTCACAACCGATGTTAAAATCATCGTGTTCGGTGTTACCTACCCAAACTTGTAGGATTTCTTCGTAACATTCAAATGGAAGTGATTTCATGATAAAGAGAATAATAAAGGACAGTAAAAAGAGATAGTAGTTTATACTATCTCTAGGGCAAATTCGTCAAGTAGAATGAGACCGTCAAAGAAAGATTTGGTTGCTTGATTGTTACCAATAAACCAATCCCAGTTCTTTTGAAATACTCTGACACCTGTCTTACACTCTGTTAGGATAGCATTTAGTCTTGATTTTGTGGTGTTTGTCTCATATCCACAAGATGAGAGTTTCAATGCCTGAGTGTTATGGTCTAGTGTTGCGATGTTGTGACCATGTAGAAAGACTTGACTGCAATTTGTAGAATCGTTGAAAACAACTGTTGTATTTGACCCAGACCAGTTTGCTTTGTTGGAAAGAGCGAAATTCATTTGCTTTTCAAGTTTTCTCATAAGTGCTTTGGTTGACTACTCTTATATAATAACCCATTCTAGGGTCAATGGGGAAAATAGTGGACACTTCCTCAACTGGCATACGATATAGGCACAACTCCCTCGTTGAATATAGTATTAACAATGGACTGCACTCTTTTATGTGTTTTAGTGCCTATACCTTTTGTTAAAGGTATTCTAACGTAACCGCATTTCTTACGATAAAAGTTAATCATACCAGCAGGTATTTTACCTGATTGAATGTTACTTCTGTCTTCATTATGCAGTCTAATTACTCTACCAATAGTTTGTGCCATTTCAATACTAGGTAGATTTCTTAATAAAATAGTATCACTTAAACCTGGTACATTAATGCCTTCTGATAATATCGAATAATGAAAGATTACAAATCTTTTGTTATCATCAGCACCCCAATTTGTGAGAGTATTAAAGAACTTATCTCTCCTAACTTTCTGCTGATTGATATATGCACCATGCTTACTTGTGATGTGCATAATATCATAACCCATCAATTTAAGGTCATTAATTATACTTGTTTGAGACAACATTCTCCACAATACTTTAGTATTAGGTGCAGCAATTAGCACCTTATGGTTCTTACCTTCCTCTAAAGATTCTAAGATGTTGATAACATTTTCTCTGTCAACATCGTGGGCATTAATTCTCTCTCTTACTAAATCTGTGTCAAAAGGTACTACTAAAGGTGGCACAATCTTACCTGATTGTATTAACTCAGCAGCAGCAGTTTGCTCTAGTATGTTACCATAAACTCTGTTATTATCCATCCCTCTTTCTTTACTTTGTCCTCTACCTATACGTGGTGTAGCAGTAAAATAGTATCTGCGATTAGCATACTTAGATGTTGCTAATACTGCCTCAAAAAAGTGCTTACTTGTGCCATTATGTGCTTCATCAAAGTAAATATTATGGATAGGTATGTCAGCATCAACAATACGATGCAAACTATGGTAAGTTGTGTATATTATATGGTGTGAATCATTGTTGTTAACGTAGTCTGCAATCTCTTCCGCATTAGTAGAACTAAACTCCTTAACTTCTCCACTATGCACGTGCGAAATGCGGACATCTTCATCAACTAAATGCTCGCTAAACTCAGAATGTAGTTGATTAGATAACAAAATCCGTGGTGCAACAACTACACTAATTAAACCAGAATATGCAGTCCTTAATTGTTCTTTTAAGTCTGCTATCATAATATACGTTTTACCTCCACCTGTAGGTATAAGTATTTGTCCGCAATCTTCAGATTGCATGTTATCAAATGCCCTCTGTTGGTGTGGTTGTAATTGAATCAATAGGGTTTCCTCCGAATGAATACATTATAAAAGAAAAATGCCCCTAGATGGGGCATTAGTGTGTCACTTAGTCAACTGGTCTATTCGGGTTGCCCAGTTGTGGGATGACATGGAAATCAACAACATTAAACAGTTTATCGAAGATACATTCATTGACTTGTGCAATCATGTTTCTTTTAGTCACAAACTGTTTTTTCTTAGTTGTATAATAACCCTCAGAGTCTAGGATAGTTTGTATTTTTAAAAACCATCTTTCTGAGGTGTCACCATTAACATTCTTGACTGGATACCAATCATAAATGGTTTCTTTATTGGATGAGATTAATTGCATTAAACCTCATCATCTGTTGCTAGATAGTCATCAATAACTGCCAACAGTTCTTCAGAGGTTTGTGCATCCTCAAGAAGATTAAACAATGCAACTTCAGAATTAAATGCCATCGGATTGATAGGATAGAGTGGATAAGGTGAGAGAAACAAAAACTGGACTTACGAGTCAGTTACTGTGAGAGGCATAACCCATGACTCCAGATGAGCAATGCCAGTTTTGTTTCCCATGATGTTAATATAACATGGATTCTACCGAATGGGTAGAATAGTGGACACTTTAGAAATCGTCCTCATCTGGTGCCTCGTGTGCATCTAAATCAAACTCATGTAGATAGTAGTCTAATTCAATGCCTAGATTCTCACAATAAGTAAGAACTTGTTTAGCAACTAATTCATTAGGATATGAAACTTGATGATACTCAGTTTCTAATACACAAGCACCAGATTCATCATCTGGGAATACACTTTCATCATGAATGTAGGTCATGTTTAAATCTCCAAAAAAGGTGGGAAGTTTTGAGGGTCATTAACTAATACTCCAACAGGTGAAAATTCACCGTTGAATGTATCATAAACTGATACTTCTTTAAGAAGTAAATCATCATCAAAAGACTGTAATTCAGTCAATAAGTCAAGATAAGTCATGCAATACTCCAATCAATTTTGTTAATAGACTTGCCACAATATTGACAAGTTAATGCACTCCAACTGAAGTGAAATACATGTGCTGGTGCAGAACAATTAGGACATTTTATAGTCTTTCCATTGTTACCTGCACGAGTCCTAGAGTTAACATTAGTCATGATGATTATCTCAAATAAAGATAACCACCTGCCCAATCTGTAAAGTTTGGGTCATGTAATTTACTCCTGTCATTATCATTGAAGAAGTTAAATCTTACATGCTTTGCTGGTGCTTTCCATGATGCTGGTTTATATACATCACCAGTTTTTTTGTCAATGAAAGCATGGACTGATGTATCTTCCTGAATGATTTTAATATACTTCTTACCGAATGACATGCTAAAAGTAACAGGTGCATGAGAATAATCTGGATATCTTGAGATATAATTTTGCTCAAGACTTCTGCATAGTTGCCAAGTCCATTTTTCTATTCTCTCAGATTCTTGTAGTTTTTCATCTGGGAATAGTGCGATAGTTGGAACTGCTGTTACCATTGATACTCCGATAGTGTGAATAGGTGTGGAGAGGTTCGACTTAAAGACCTTTTCCACCCATCTATGCTAACTCGTTTGGTGAGTCTAATTAAGATGGGAATGAGGTCACCCTTGCCTCCACTCTTTTAATATACATGAAAAAACCCCCTAGTGGGGGTTTAGTGTGACACTTATTTGACTGGCACAGGGTTAAATGCTCTGTTGTAAGAAGCAATAACGTAGTCATAACCTTTCTTTACGAGTGGTTTTGACTTCTCATAAACCCATTTGCAATCCTTGATCAACTCATTCACCTCGTAATTGTGAATTTTGAGTCTTGCCTCGAAGTCTTTTTTATAGTCTTCAAAGGAAAGAATTGCCTCTGGTTTCACTTGTGCCACTTGTGTCTCCTCTTTTTTTACCTCAGTCACGACTGTCTTCTTAGAAACGACTGGTGTATTTAGTGAGGTGGACTTTCTTTGCCTTGTCTTCCTTGCAGTAGTTTTACGTGCAGTAGGTGACTTGGTTGTTGGCATAGAAACGTGAAATCGTTTGGACTCGTTCATTTTACACGTTAAGGGGTTGACAAGTCTTGAAATGTAACGAGTTTGTTGTAAAAAAGTTCAGTTTGTTGACTGTCACAATAGTTTGCTTAAAGAATCATTGGGTAATCTCTCCTCTATTAAATTACTATAATCACGATGCAATTCGCACCCTAAGTAATATCTTCCTAACTTCTTTGCTACCATTGCAGTTGTGCCACTACCCATAAATGGGTCTAGTATTATATCATTTTTCTCACTACCTGCTAATATACAAGGGGTGATTAATTCCTCTGGAAATACAGCGAAGTGACTACCTTTATATGGTTTAGTTGTTACTTTCCATACACTACGTTTATTCCTCTTTTCATACACCATCTTTCGTGGTCTAGTTAAACCTGAGAACTGTCCAGTTGTGTCTTTAGTGTTATTCATATTAATGGGTTTGTTACCACCCCATCGCTCACCTACTGCTGGTTCTTTAATACTTTCATGGTCATAATAATATCTCTTATTCTTACTTAAGAGGAAAATATATTCATGTGATTTAGTACATCTATCCTTTACACTTTCTGGCATTGGATTAGGTTTATGCCATATAATATCTTGTCTTAAATA